CCTACTTCGTGGGCATCCAGAACGGGTTCCTGTCGCGGAACGAAGCTCGCTCGCGGGAGAATCTAAACCCTATTGACGGTGGCGATGAGTTGCTGCAGCCGCTGAACATGACGACAGTGGAAGGCAAGGATGAGGACAAACCCAACAATGATGACGAGATGAAGGCGGCGGCTTACCGGGAGTTGATCACGTCGATCCTGCGGCGGTGGACGACGCGGCTGACTGCTCATGCGGTCAAAGCGGCCAAGCACAGCGACACGTTTCACGACTGGCTGGAGAAGGACTTGGAAGGGCTCAACCGTCCGCAGCTGGAAGCGGAGCTGTCGCCGGCGGTGCGTGTGATTGTGCTGTGTACGCTGGGCACTACGGGAAACAACACGAAAAAGATTGCCAGCGAATACTTCGCGGAAGTGCGTAAAATGCTAAACGACGCCAGTGGCACGGCAACGGCGGATGTGTTCCCAGATTGTGTTACGCGCACATTAACGGCCTGGCAGCCGGTGGTGTGCCTGCCCAGTGCGTAGGAGTTGAGGGCATGACTGACAGACGTTTTGCATTTGTCGGCGAATCGATTGAAAACGAGCTGCGAACGCAGCGCATCGATACGCGACCGGAATTGCGCGAGAACGACGGCAAAAACATTGTCTGCGGCTATGCTTCGGTGTTCTATCGAGCGGACAATCCCGGCACGCAATTTCGTCTGGCAACGAAGATTTACGAGCGGATTATGCCTGGTGCGTTTGATAAAGCGATAGCCCGGGACGAGGTTTCTGGATTGTTTAACCACGATGAGTCATTGGTACTTGGTAGCAACGTGGCTGGCACAATGTCGCTGAGCGTGGACGAACACGGGTTGCGATACGATATCGATCTTGGCGACACGACGGTTGCCAGGGACGTTGCTGTCAGTATTGGTCGGCAGGATGTGCGAGGAAGTTCGTTTGCGTTCATAGTCGAAGCTGTCAACTGGCGGGATGAAAAAGAATTCGAAGTGCGTGAGATTACTGACGTAAGGCTGTTCGATGTCGGTCCGGTTACGCGTCCAGCCTATCGGGCGACCAGCACGGGGTTGCGCGACGACGGACCAAAGGAAGACTGGCAGAAGGAGCACGACAATTGGCGGGAGCACAAAAGGGCTGTGGGCATGTGGGAGGGGAATCTCCTGCACGCACGGACACGTCTAAGCGAGATCGACCACACTGTCTAATCGTGGCCGAGGTCGGCAACGTCCATGAAGGCAGCCTTGGCAACTGTCATGCGTTTATCGACGCTGTTGCCGAGGCGGGCGTGGATGCCGTCAAGTTTCAGTGTCACGTCGCGTCCCAAGAGTCGTCGCCCCAAGAGGGCTGGCCGAAGCGATTTAGTTTCCATCCGCAGGATGATACGCGCCAAGGATATTGGCGGCGGATGGAATTTGACCGTCGCGAGTGGAGTATGCTCTGCCATCGCGCGGCGGCTTGCAATCTTAAGTTTATCGTCACGCCGTTCTGCATCGAGGCAATCGAGCGTTGCCGGGGCTTTCCCAACTACTGGAAGATCGGTAGCGGCCAGGTGTCGAATAAGCGGCTGTTGATGGAAGTACAGCGCGAGCCGGAGGACGTGATCCTGTCGACTGGCATGAGCACGACCGAAGAGATTCTGGACGCGAATCGGCTCTGCTTCCCGAAGTTTATCTTGCAGTGCACCACTGAGTACCCGTGTCCGCCGGAGCAGATCGGGCTCAGTGAGTTGCGGCCGCTGATCAACGGCTTGAGCGACCACGGCGGCACGATCTGGCCCAGTATCATCGCGGCCTACCTTGGCGCCGAGATGATCGAGGTTCACGTCTGCTGGGACAAGCGGCAGTTTGGGGCGGACGTATCGAGTAGTGTCACGATCGACGAGCTAAAGCAGTTAGTCGAGGGGGTGCGGTTCGCCGAGCGGATGGGGCCGATTGACAAGGACGCGGTGACGGCGGGGCTGAGTGACGCGAGGGTTTACGTGGAGGGTAAAAATGTATAAGTGCCAGCTTATCTTGGTGATGGAATCCACGGAATTCTTTAGGGTGATTGACTTATCGTTTGTTCCATCGAAAGGAATGGAACTTTGGATTCCTACCGACGAGGGCTTTTACATGGTAGATCGCGTCTTAGTCAACTGTGGCGAATTTAACGGCAACGTTTGCGATCTTATAGTCGAGCCTAATTTCACCCCAGATGTCGACGAACTGCTGTCATGGGGGTGGTCGGCAAACGAGAAAGAATTCGGAACGGCACGCGATCCCAGGGAGTACCGGGACGGCGTGCCGTTGTTTGATTGAAAGGGCTGCATCATGAAGATAATGGAGTTTACGGAAGGGGGGTCGCTGTCTATCGGTGGCGATTCGGTGTTTCACGTGTTCGGTGTGTCCCGAAAGTGGGTAACTCTTGGCATAGAATCGCTTACGCAACGAAGGATTCGCTATGGTCGTCGCCCCAAAGAGTGGATTGACTTAGGGGAGGTGATGTCTACGGTTAAACTTAAATCCGATTGGTGGGTCCATGTTGGTTCTGACATGGGGATATGCGTACGATTTATCAGGAAGGGAACAGCGACGTTGGGCATCGCCGCTAATCCTCGACTTGTGATTGCACGCATATGAAGATTGCAACCGTCCTGGTTGACCGCGCCAACTATGGCCGCCTTAAGCCGCTGATGCGGGCTCTGGCCGAACACCACGAGATGTCGGTAATCTGTGCCGGGTCAATGGTTCTGGACCGATTCAAGCGGCCGGCGGACGACGTGGAGGCTGACGGGTTCAAAGTCGTCGAGCGGCTGCACACGAGCGTCGAGGGTGCCACGCTGGCAACCGGGGTGCGCAGCATTGCGGCGGCGGTGACTGAGTTTTCCGGCGCGCTCGATCGGAACCCGTCGGACTACGTGCTAATCATCGGCGACCGCCAAGAGGCGTTGGGGGCGGCGATCGCGGCGGCGTATCTGCACCGATCGATAATCCACGTCCAGGGCGGGGAGGTGTCGGGCAGTCTGGACGAGTCGGCCCGGCATGCGATTACGAAGCTGAGCCACTGGCACGTGCCGGCCACCGAAGCCGCGCGGCGGCGGATCGTTCAGATGGGCGAATCGCCAGATACGATTCTGGCCGTGGGCTGTCCGTCGAGTGACCTGGCCAAGGGCATCCCCCTTGAGCCGAGCGGTCGGATAATGTGCCAATACCACCCTGACACGCACTACCCGGAGCGGGCGGCGTGGGAGGTGGAACAAATCTTTGAAAGCCTGCGGGCGGGCGGCGTAGACTGGTTCTGGCCGAACATCGATGCCGGATCTGGTGCTGTCCACAAATCGCTCAGGCGGCTTCGAGACCGGCACAGACGAAACTGGACTTACCACACCAACCTGCCGCCGGAGGATTACTATCGGATGCTGGCCGGGGCATCCCTGGCGGTGGGAAACTCTTCAAGCTTCGTTCGCGATTCGGGCTACTGGGGTACGCCTGTTGTCCTGGTGGGATCGCGGCAGGATGGGCGGGAGTGCGGGGCAAATGTTTTGCGTGTGGACTGCGTGCCAGAGAACATTCGGATGGCAAATGCCTATCAGTTTGGCAAGCGGCACGACCCCAGCACGCTCTACGGTGACGGCAACGTCTGTCAGCGGATCGTCGATCGATTGGCCGAAGTGCGGCCCTACCACGTCAAGAGGTTTTGCGATGGGCATTCTGGCGGTGATCCCGGCGCGCAAAGGGAGCAAGGGGATACCGGACAAGAACATGCAGGAGATTTGCGGGCGGTCGCTGATTGAATGGGCCTGGCTGGCGGCCGATTCGATCCGGGGCGAGCTGACGGAGATTGTGGTCTCGACGGACTACCCGGATCTGCCCGGGCACATGACGCGTCTGGAGCGGCCGGCGGAGCTCTGCCAGGACGATACGCCGGCGGTGGCTGTGATGAGGCATGCGATCGAGCAGCGGGGCGGGGACGCTGTGCTGTATCTGCAGCCGACGAGCCCGTTTCGCAAACGGATCGATTTACTTTCTGCGTGTTCAGTCCGTTATTCAGCGGTCAGTTTCGTTGACGTGGGCGAATTCCATCCGGCACGTATGATGAGAGATATCGGTGCGGTTGAGTGGCTGGATCGCGAACGCTGCTGGGATGATCGGCAATGCCTGCCGCCCATGTACATCCGGGACGGCGGTATCTATATGGTTACAAGAAAAGACATGCCGCACTGGGACGGCTACAGTACGGTGGTTCCAATTGTCGTTCATCCTGACTGGTCGATCCGCATCGACACACCCCGGGATCTGATCTTCGCCCGGGCCATGGCCCAGACCCAAGACTTGACAGAACTGGGCATTTTGCCCAACAATTAAACGCAGCATACCACCCGTGCAAGTCAGGGCGGATGCAGGTTGTAATTCTACACCTGCCGCCCGCGACGCGGCCTTGTACGGGACCTTATCCATGCCTGACACCCTATCAACCAAGTCGCTCCGCGAGGAGCGTCTGTCTATTGCTACGCAGATGCGGGGGCTCGTCGAAGCGGCCGGCAAAGAAAACCGCGGCCTGAACGACGATGAAAAAGCCCAGTTCGACGCGATGGATGAGAAACAGGCCGCTTTGCTCGAGCGCGTCGAGCAGATTGACAAGATGGAGCAGCTGGAAAAGCACCTGGGAGAGAAAGAGGATCGCATCGAGCATAGTGAGCACCGGCCCAACCCCAAGACGGGCGACGATCGCCCCAGCTACGATGACCAGCAGCGGGCATTTCGGACCTGGGCCTTGAGTAAGGATCCGTCCGGGGCCAAGCTCACAGAGAAGGACATGGACAACGCCCGGCGGTGCGGCTTCGATCTGAATCCGGGGCAGACCGTTGAGATCGAGGTGCCGCTGATGCGGAAGGCCCCTCGCTCGATCGCACAGGTCGAGGAGTGGGCCCGCCAGCAAGAGCTGACCTATCGAGCCACGACGGCTCAGACGATCACGACCACCGGCGGCGGCGACGTGATCCAAAACGAGATGATGCGGGAAATCGAAGTTGCCCTGCTGGCATTCGGTGGCATGCGTGAAGTTGCTCAGGTTATCCGCACAGATACCGGTGCCACGCTGCCGTACCCGACCGTCAACGATACCACCGAGGTCTCCACGGTGGTGGCGATCAATACGGCGGCTGACGTTAAATCGCTGGGGTTCGGTCAGGTCACGCTGGCGGCCTTCAAGTATTCCACGGGAATCATTTTGGTTCCGATGGAACTGATGCAGGACTCGGCCATTGACCTGGTTGGCTTGATCGGTCGTGCCTTGGGCGAGCGGGCCGCCAAGGGTACCAACGCGGACTTTACCACCGGTGCCACCGACGCGGTTCAGCCGGCGGGTATCGTTGTGGAATCGTTGGTAGGCACGACTGGTAGCGACGTTAATACCGTCACTTACAACGAGCTGACAGATCTTGAGCATTCAATCGACCCGGCGTACCGGCGCGACCCGAGTGCCCGCTTCATGTTCCACGACACCACGTTCAAAGTGGTCAAGCAGCTCGTTGACAGCGACGGTCGTCCCCTCTGGCTGCCGGGCCTGTCGGGTATCGGCGGGTCATTCCCTGACAGGTTGCTAGATTACCAGTACGTGATCAACCAGGATATGGCCTCGATTGCTGGTGCCACAACCGGACCGGGCGGCGCCAAGGCCATCCTGTTCGGCGCCATGAACCGTTACAAGATCCGCGACGTGCGCGCGATGCAGGTGCTGCGGCTGAACGAGCGCTACGCGGAACTGGCTCAGACGGCGTTCCTGGCTTTCCACCGCCACGATGGCAAATCCGTATTTGCTTCCACGGTGACGGTTCCGTTCAAGCATTTCATCACCAAGAGCACGTAGCTTCCGTTCGTGCCCAGGTCCGAGCCGCCGGTTTCCGCAGCCTTGGCCGGCTGGCTCGGCCTGGCCATTCTTACGAAAGGCCGCAGATGGCAAAGAAGGCTTTGAAGGTTGCGATTGTTGGCAAGGCTCCCTCGTCTCGCGTGCTGGCCCCCTACGACGACGAGTCGTGGGAGATCTGGTCACTGTCCGACAACTGGCGGGAAATCCCTCGCTGGGACAGATGGTTCGAGCTGCACGATCCGGAGTATCACAAGGAGACTAACGAGGACCATTACAAGTGGTTGATGGACGGCGACGACAAGCCGCTGTACATGCTGGAGACACACCCCGACAGTAAACGGTCGTTGGCATTCCCGCGCCGGGAAGTGCAGGCCATGTTCGGGACGCTGTTCAACGACAACCCTGTTTTTCACTATTGGACCAATAGCGTTTCCTGGCTGATCGGCATGGCTATCCATGAAGGTGCCACGGAGATCGGCATCTACGGCTGCGACATGGCCCAGGCTTCGGAGTACGGTGAGCAGCGACCGTCTTGTGAGTTCATGGTCGGGGTTGCTATCGGACGTGGCGTGAAGGTCACGGTACCCGGTGAATCAGACCTGATGAAAACCCGCAAGCTGTACGGGTACGAAACGCATAATAGCGAAATGTACGTGAAGATTCGCACGCGCGATCTTGAGTTGCAGCACCGTATGCAGGCGGCCCAGGGTGAACTGAGTGAATCGTCGAACATCTGCGAGCGGTTCTACGGCGCGATGCAGGAGTTGCAGGAGCTGGGCAATTCCAACGGCAACCTTCAGGAGTACCTGGAGCAGCGCACGCAGGTCTTGCAAGGCTCGCTCAAGCAGGCAGCAGCCAAGCGCAGCGAAAGCGAGAAGCTGGTTTACCTACTGACGGGGGCGCGCGAAGACCTCGCGTGGTGCAGACAATGGGCATGACGGACACGAAGAGAGTGTACATCTTTCCCAAAGTGGGCAGCGTGGCCGCGCCGCGTTACGTATACCACGGCGGAAGAGAGTACGACGTGCCGACGAGGCTGGCCGACAAGATGATTGCCCGTGGCCAGGCCCGTCACGTGGGTGGCGGCGAGGGTGACGTGGCCACGGCCATGCTCAAGAAACCCAAGGGGCGGGGCCGTGCTTGACACCGTGGACAGTATTAGCGGATTCACCGAAACCGAGTCGCAATGCCATGATCTGCTAATGGATTGCTATCGTAGTTTCCTTTCGTTGCCAAGAGAACATCCCGACGAAATGCGTGAATTCGTCGACGCTGTTCACAAAATCCAAGGTGTTCTGTCCATGCGGATTGTGCGGAGAGCATACCCACAATATTGGCCCGTTAGGAAAGGGGGAGAGAGTGCTTGAAGGCGTCAACTGGTATACCGTCGAGCAGACGACCGAGGTACTGCAGCCAGTGGCCGTGGATGACCTTCGGCGGCATCTGCGCATCGACGGGCACAGTGACGACGCAGAATTGCAGCAGATGATCAACGCGGCCACGCAGTATTGCAAGAGCGGGGTGCCCGGCGGTCTGTCCCTGATTAACCGCACGGTTGATCTGGTGCTAGACGTGTTTCCTAGCAGCAGCGATCGGCTGGAGTTGCCGTTTCCACCGTTTCAATCGGTCACGTCAATAACTTATTTCGACGGCAGCAATAGTTCGACGACGCTGTCATCGAGTGACTATCAGACGTTCGCGCCGACCGAGGGTCCGGGTTGGCTCAAGCCGGCCATAGATAAGACGTGGCCCTCCACTAAGCTGCGCGACGACGCCGTGACGGTCAAGTATGTCTGCGGCTACGGGTCCACGCCGGCTAGCGTTCCGCCCAGCATGCGGCACGCAATCCGTTTGCTGTCCGGGCACTTTTACGAAAACCGCGAGGCGTTTGTAATTGGCACGATCAGCAAGGAGTTGGAGTTTAGCGTGTCGGCCCTGCTGGGTTCCAACGGCTACGGGTATTACGGATGAGATCGGGCAAGCTTCGTCATCACCTGGTTTTGCAGACCGACACGGCATCGAGTACGGACTTCGGCACGCGTGGAGAGAACACGCCGACGTGGGCGAAGAAGTACGACATGCACTGCTCGATCGAGCAACTTACGGGACAGGAGGCGGTCTTGGCTCACCAGTTGCATCCGCTGGCCACGCACAAGATCCGCACGCGGTGGCGTGAGGGCGTGACGGTCAGGGACCGGCTGCGGTTCACGCGCAGCGGCACGACGCGTACCTTTGGTATCGAGCGGCTGATGAACATGGACGAGCGGAATATCGAGCTGGAGTTCCTGGTGCGGGAGGAGCTGTAATGGTTGCCGTTACTGGCATCAGCGTTGGCAAGCAGGCCATGGAAGCGTTGGGCCTGCCAGAGAGCATGAGAGTCAAACGGATCGTGATTGATATTGCGGTCGACGAAATCGTGACGGCCACGGTTGAGAAGATTGCAGACGAAGGTGAGTTGAAGAAGTTGCTATACATCTTGAAAGAATCAGGGGAGTGGCGTGGCCCAGATCAAGATGACCCTGACGGGAGACAAGAGGCTGAACAAAAAGCTGGCCAAGCTGGCGGGTAAAGATGCTCGCAAGGTGATCCGCAAGGCGGCGCGGCCGGCACTGAAAGTGGTGCAAAAGCAGGCTAAGAAAGAGGCACCCCGGGACACCGGAGCTTTGCGTAGAGCAATCAGGGTCAGGGCGATTAAGAGGAGCCGCACACGAGTTGGTGCGTCGGTAGTGCTTGGTGCGCCATTCTTTACGGGCGACACGTTCTATGGATCGTTTCTGGAGTTTGGTACGAATCGCATCAAGGCAAGGGGATTCATGAAGGCGGCGGCGGAGAAGAAAAAGCGGCAGGCACTGGCGATTTACAAGCGAGGCATACGCAACGGAATCATTGGCTTGGCAAAGCAGGGCGGAACAGGAGGTGGTGTTCCGGCCTCGCCGCCCAAAGACAAAGGCCCCAGGGCACGCGACGAAAAAGGCCGGTTTATTTGAATGGCTAGTATCGGCGAGGACCTGCGAACGTTCGTGCTGGCGTCAACCGACGTGTCGGCGGACGTTGGTAGTCGCATGCACCAAAACGTGGTTCCGCAGGCCCAACAGCAGACGCTGCCAAGGATCTGGTACCGGCGGGGCGGCAAGGCCGACGACTTGGACCTGGACGGTACCAAGGGGCAGTTGATCGCGACTACGTTTGACGTGGAGTGCATTGCGGCTTCGGTTGATGCGGCGATGGATTTGGCCGACGTGGTGCACGACCGTCTGCACGGCTATCGCGGTTCTTTCGGCGGCCGGACGGTTAAGGGCTGCTTTATCGACGACCAGGATGACGACTATGAGCCCAAGGGGATAGGGTCGGACGACGGCCTGACCGTGGCGGCTCTTTCACTCAGAATCTTCCACACTACGTGAGGGAGCCATGGTTAAGGAAATCGGCCTAGGAACGGTACTGGGCGTGGATGCCGCTGGCTCCACCAACTTCACCGCGATTGCACAGATCCGCAGCATCAGTGGCCCGGGTTCGGCGGGCACGTCAATTGACGTGTCGACGCTGGACGATGCCGACAACTTCGGCCGGTACCGCGGCGGGCGCGTCGATCCCGGTGAAGTGAGTCTGGAGCTGGTCTACGATGCCACCACGGCCACGCACAAGACGCTTAACCAGTTGCTGGGAAGTCGAGCAGAGGCCAATTGGGAGTTGATATTTGGCACTACGACAAATGTTGAAACCTTCCTGGGTTTCGTCAACGGTGTGGGCCGCGAGATTCCGCTTGATGACGCGGTAACGACCGAGGTAACGATCAAGGTAACTGCCAATCCTGGATACAGCACATGAGCCAAGACAACGGCCATCTATCAATCGGCGACATCCTGGCACTGGACGACCTGCCGGTGCACGAGGTGCCGGTGCCGCAGTGGAATACAACTGTTCGGCTGCGGAGCCTGCGGGCCGACGAACGCAGCGAGTTGGAGGCCGTTGTCTCCAAGGGCACCGGGCCCAAGGAGATCAAGGAATTCCGCCGCCGGCTGTTGCTGTTGTGCATGGTGCAAGGCGACGGTTCGCCGATGCTCGACGGCGAGAGCAGCAAGGCCCTCATGCAAAAGAGCAGCGCGGCCATCGAGGTGATCATAGATAGGGCTTTGGAGATCAACGGTATCACGGCCAAGGACAGGGAGCAGCTGGTAAAAAACTCCTAGAGCAGCCGTCGCGGATGTTTGCGTTTCGGCTGTGCCTGGCGTTGGATGTTAAACACCCGAATCGGCTGCTACCGACGCTTACCAGTTTGGAACTCTCCGAGTGGATGGCATATTTCTCACTGGCACCGTTCGGGCAGGACTATCAGTCGCGGGTGGTGGCCGAGGTGGGGGCGGAGTTGTCCAACCGCTGGCGTAACAAAGGCGAGCCGCCGCGCCGGTCGAAGGACTTCCTGCCGTTTACCCGGCGGCCGGCACAGACACCAGAAGAGCAGCACAAGGCATTTCGCAGCTTGACGGGTCGATAGTATGGCAGTTATCGCATTCTTGGATGTCGTCCTGGGTGCCAAGACATCCAAGTTTTCCAAGGGTATGTCCAACGCGCAGCGCGGTCTGGAGCGATTCCGCGCGGGCGTCAGAAGTACGATCGGCAGGATGGCTGCTTTGGCCGGCGCATACGTATCCCTTCGCGCGGTGCTGGGCTCGCTCGATTTGGCCGACAATCTGGCCAAGACGGCATCCAAGTTGGGCACAACGGTCGAAGGTCTGCAGAAACTGCAGCAGGCTGGCGAGTTAACCGGCGTGGCCACAAACACGATGAATATGGCTCTGCAGCGGATGACCCGCCGCGTGGCCGAGGCAGCCAAGGGCACCGGTGAAGCTCAGGGTGCAATCAAGGAACTGGGTCTTGACGCCAAGCGACTGTCGGCTCTTTCCATGGAGGATCGAGTCGGGGCGATCGCCGATGCCATGAATCAGGTCAGCGATCCGGCCGAGCGGCTGCGTCTGGCCTTCAAGCTGTTCGATTCAGAGGGCGTGGCGCTGGTCAATACTTTGAAGTTGGGGTCGGACGGACTGAGGCAAATTGGAAGGGACATGGAGCGTACGGGGCTGATTACCACGGAGCAGGCCCGGGCCGCCGAGAAGGCCAAGGACGCCATGGCCGAGATGACGCGGCGGGCCAAGGTGCTGGGCGTGACGATCGTTTCACGTCTGACGCCGGCAATCATTGCCTTGACATCCTCGATTCAGCGGCTGCTCGACTTCATGGGCAGCATGGACGCCTCCACGATCCGGGCCATTGCCCAGCTGGGTGCCTTCGCGGCGGCGTTTGGGGTGACGACGTTTGCCGTCTGGAAACTGGTTAAGGCTTATCGGGCAATGAGAACGGCCCTTAGAGGAGTCACCATCGCTTCCGCCATCGCCAAGGCTGTCAGCAGCCCGGCGGGTGCCATCGCCGTAGCGGCCGGACTGGCGGCTGGCGTGGCGGCGGCTATCGAAATCAATCGGCAGTTTGACGCGATTGAGAAGTCGATGGAGAAGGCTGCCAAGAGCACCAACGAGATGAAGCAGAACATGGAGGGGATCAAGAAGATCGAGATGGACATCGCCAAGGCCACCAAGGCGGGTGGGCCGGACCTGACGGCCACGGCATTGGAACGGGGTACGGCCGAGGCGTTCAGCGCGGCGCGGGCGGGCGGGGCGGGGAACCTGACGCGGGTCGAGGTGCAAGGGGAGTTGGTGTTTCAGAGCGAACAGCAAGTTAGAGCCTTGCAGCAGATTCTCCGGGCTCTGGAAAAAGCCGACTTGGAGGTTGAGTTGTAATGGCTCCTGTCGGACTGGCACGCGAGAAAGTCGATCGCCGCGAGATGCGGTTATTGGACAACGGCCACCACGAATACCACCGTGAGTTCTGGGCTCAGACAAATAACCGCCAGGACGATGGAAACGTGGCCCTCAGCACCCCGGGTCTGCCGGCCAGGTTTTTTGCCTACGTGACCGGCACGACGGTCGATGTCAAGGCTCTGTGTAACGACATCCGGGCCGTGCAAAGGCGGGGGTCGACGTTTTACTGGGACATTTCCGCCGACTACACGACCGATGTTGAGGGCCTGTTCGCCAAGCAGGACAACCCACTACTGGAGCCGCCGGACATTGAGTTTGGATTCGAGCGGACAACGCGAATCGTCACTGGCTCGATGAAGCAGGAAGCGGCATCCGCCAATGTCAACATGCAGACGGTTATCCATTCCACGGGGATTGTTACCAGTGCCGGGGAACCGTATGACCCACCGCCGGAAATCGAGGACAGCAGGCCCGTTCTGACGGTTTCCAGAAATGAGGCAAACTTCAACGTCCAGCTGGCCGTGGAGTACCAGGACGCCATCAATACGGATTTTTTTCTGGGAGTTTTTCCTGGGCAGGCAAAGATATCCAGCATCACGGCCCGCCGCCGGCAGACGAATAATCTGCGGTACTGGCGAGTCACGTATCGCATAGTGTTCCGCCGGGACTTCTGGACGCTGCAGTTGTTGGACCGAGGGACGTTTCACTTGGTCGGCGGCATCATTACGCACTTCCAGGAGGACGGCATGAAACGGTTGGGCCTGTTGGATGGGAACGGCGTGAAGCTGGGTGCCGGTGCCGATGCCGTGTTCAACGTATTCCGCGTTTACCGCGAGCGACCTTTCGCCGCTCTGAATCTACCCGTGACGATCGAGGCATAGGGTCATGGCCGATGAAATTACGCTCAGCATTAACCTGACGGTCAACAGTTCGCTGTACACGCCGGGACAGAAGTCGCACACGGTGCAGATTGACCAGACAACGTTTTCGGGGCACGAGACGGTGCAATCGATCGGCACGACGGTTGAGGCTCTGACCGAGGGGGACATCACGAGCCCTGGTGTATTCTGGATGCGCAACCTGGATCCCAGCAATTTCGTTACGATCGGCGGCACGACCGACTCCCTGCCGTTCAAGCTAAAGGCCGGTGAGATCGGTTGCTTGCGACGCGGGACGACTGATTCTCTATATGCCAAAGCCGACACGGCCGAGGTCAAGTTATGGCACTTCCTGTTGAGTGACTGATGGCTGAGCTCTCGGACAGTAGCCTACGGCGACTGAGCCGCATGCTGGCCGATTACGAGGCCGGTATGCTGGGCGGTGGTGGCCAGCGACTGCCAACGCCAATTCACAATCAAGTCGGCACGCCCTACGTTAAGGCCAAAGCTTCAACAGATCTGGCCGCCTCCAGCACGTTGTCTGTTACGTGCACGATTTGGAAGTACAACGGAACGACGGTCGCCGCCACGACGCTGACACAGGACGCCTACGACTGGCTGGGCGATGGTGTTGGCGAAGGAGATGCCGTCAGCCTGTTTCGCAGCTATGATGCCACTACGATTCGCTGGTACTTCCTTTCTGGCGGCCTGACTACGGATGCCACGACGGTCAAGCCGATGGTCAAGTTTAAGCTGGCCTATGGGAGGATGACCAACGATACCAGCTCTATCAATGCCCAGATTCTGGAGCAGTACGGAAAGGGGATCGACCAAAGCGCTACCAGCATCACCGTACACAACATTTCCGACGTGCACTACACACTCAAGAATTACTTTGAGGCGGAAACTAGTGCGGTAGGTTTTGCCGTGCGAAGCTCGGGAGATATTTATCGGGCCGTATTCGTGGAGCGTCAGGCGGCCTTTGCCCATGGAGAATTTAATTCGGCGCTTTACCCCACGACTGGGTTGACGAGAGTTCACCCGGCAATTCTGACGGCCAGTAGCACCAAGCATTTTCACGACTCAACGACGGGGTTGCACTTTGATCTGCCCGGATATTATTTGCTACGTTGGGGCATGGTTTACACGCTGACGTCGGAAACAACACAGGTCCGAGATGACTATCGGCATGTGGATTTGGTGACTAATTTGTCGCGTTTCACGCTGGAGGCGGGGCCCTTCACGAACACAGTCAATGGTGAAGTGTTAATCAATGCGACGACAGGAACTTTCGTCGCAATTGAGCTGGGAGATACTGATACGTTGTCGGCCAGCGCGGAGCCCTGGTACACTGTCCGGCGATTGGAATCTGAAATGGTTGTATTTTGATGACCGACCTAACCTCCAAAAAGACGGCAAGGTCGTGCGTACGCTGTACGGCCCGGGCTGTGAGGGGGCGGCTTGACAAGACCCCTGCCACGTCGGACACTGACTGATC